TGTGCAGGTGTGTTGCCGACTTTGCCAATCAAGTCTTTGGTGTTGTTGCTGTAAGCAGATGTGTCATGATGTCCACCTTCGGCTGCACCAGTGTGTACTGGACGGCTGGCCATGCCTGCTTGTCCGCTGTTGGCTGCATAGGTAGACTTCTTGTTTACGCCGCCTTCTTCACTGGTCACTGGCTTTGGGGCTGCTTTCAAACTCACAGCTTCCATCATGCCTGGTTCCATTTCGTCAGTGTCGTCCATTTCGATGGCATCACCACCTTCGTCAGGACCAAATCCATCGCCGTCGCCCATGTCGTCACCACCCATGAGGTCTTCAAACTCGGCCATCAATTGGTCCAGTTTGTCTTCTAAATTCATGATGTCGTCTTTGGTTGCAGGCTCGTTGCTGCTGCCTTCTTCGGCACCCATGCTAAATTCTGCTTCTTCGCCATCGTCCATGGACATGTCCATTTCTTCGTCGCCTTCGGCTTCCATGTTCATGTCAGATTCTTCTTCCATTTCCACGTCGTCGATTAGGTCGTCGGCAGCGTCGCCGCCCATGCCTTCGTCTAGCTCTTCTTCAGCTTCGTCTAGCTCTTCGTCTTTGGCTTCTTCGATATCTTCTTCGGCTTCTTCGGCCATGATATCTTCATAGATTTGACGGCTTTTCTCCACAACAATGTCGTGGAAAAGTTCGCGGGCTTTCGCCTCTTCGTCATTGATTACATATTCAATCAATTGTTCAAAACGGTTCATATGGGAAACTCCTATAGGTAAAGTGTGCTGTTATTTACGATGTAGGAGAAAAACACCAGGTTTAAGGTGTCGAAAAGGCCAATAAATTACGAGTTTATTACATTGGCGGGGCAGGAGGAGGTGCGTACTGTTTCTTGACCAGTTTGAGTTTCTCCTTGAACTCATACATTCTCACGTCATTCATCTTTCTCAACTTGTTGAGTTGACGCAGTGTGAGGCGGGTTTTTCGCAAATCACTTTCTTGCGGCTGACTGTTGTCTTGAGACAGGTCCTGATACGCACTGGGTTCTTTGTGAAAAAATTCGTTTAACAGCATGTTGTTATTTATACACCAGGTGCGGCTGCACCACCAGCGGGCATTACACCGCCAGGAGCAGCAGGGCCTGCGCCAGGAGTCACAGGAGGTGCCCCGCCCACTTGCGCGGTCATTCCTGCCATGTCTTCACCAGTTTGAATGTCACCTTCTAGTCCACCTGGAGTGATACCCACACTGCGCAGGTCTTGTCCTGCATTGGTAGCCATTTCAGGATCGTCGCGTTCTTCACGCCACAACTCTTCGTTTTCTTGAATTTCTTCTTCAGTCAGTCCCAAGAAACGTTGCAACAAGAAACGCTTGCTCATGTAAGGCAATGCTTCCAGCTGTGTAAATGCGCCAATACGTGTGGTATCCAGCTCGCTTTGGCGATAGCTGGCAAAGTTTTGAGGTGCATTAAACTTCAAAGAGAACAGGCTTGAGTCTATGTTAAACCCACGCCATTTCATAAACATCTTGAATTCGTCGTCAAGTTTTTGCACAATTAGAGACTGCAGTCGTTCGCAATACTGATTAAATCTGTACTCTTGTATCAAGGCTGTGCCCACTTTGCCGTCACTCATGGCACGGTCTGAATCGTCAGGACCTGTGGGCAAATAGCTTGACGGCACACGCAGACCACGAGCCATTTTGTTGTTGAAATATTTCAAGTCATCAATTTCGCCCAGATTCTGTCCGCCAGGTAGTGTTTCTACTGAGCTGCCACGTCCGTCTTGACCTTGGGGGAAGAAATAGTCTTCGTTGATTGAAAGTGGATTGTACGAAGCATCCATCATGTTGTTGCCCCCACCGGTCATGGTGGGAATTCTGCGTTGATGCATTTCGTTTTTCACACGTTCCACAAAGGCCATGGCCAAGTGGCTGGGCATGTTGCCCACGTCAATCTTGAAGATTCTGCGCTCTGGAGCACGGCTCACACGATAGATTAGGATAGCGTCTTCCAGCAGTTCTTTTTGTTTGAACACTTTGTAGATCTGCTCTAGTATGCTACGTCCAAATGGCCAGAACACATCCAGGCCTTCGTTCAGGCTGATATGAACCACGTGCTTGGCATCCAGACAAACTTCGTTCATGGCAGTCATAAATCTTGAATTACCCACACCGCCACCTGTGCCGCCGTTGGGCATGGTGTAGTTGGCATTGCCTGATATGGTGCCGGTCACAGGGTTGGTCATGTAGTCTGTGGTGGTCTTGGCTGCCACAGTCATGTTTTGAAAGTTGGGATTGATGTCACGGATCACATACTGCTCGGGACGCTTGCCTTCGCTTTCGTTCACAATCACACGGGCCAATTTGCTCATGTCCACCCACATCATTTCAAATGTTTCTGGGTCACGCACAAACACTTGATCGCCATACTTGATGGTGTTGCGGAACAGTTTGAAGATGCGTTGATCCAGCTTGTTCAGCTTGATCCACTGTTGCAGTTGTTTCTTGATGATTGAAACTTCGTTGTCTGTGGGCTTGTCACGATAATCAACTTCGAACGGTGTGCCGTTTTGTTCATTCATCTGCGTGCTGAACTCAGCAATGATGTCCAAGCAAGCATTGATCTCACTATCCATGTCCATGTTCTCGTACTGATTGTAGCGTTCAATACGGTTGGGGTGGCCTGAATAAACTTCAGGCAGTCTTGACGCATAATTGCGGAACACAAAGTCTGCAGGCATGCCTGTGTCGTTGCCGTCATTTTTGGCATATCCAGGTAGGCCAAATTGGTTCCTGCCCGAAATTGGGCTCATCACACCTGAAGTGTCTGCCACTTTGAAATACTTTCGCCAGCCGGGTTGTTTGGGTTCTGCCATAGTGTATTATTTATTGTTAGTTGCTGGCCACTGCTGCCATTCGCTCACTAGCAGTAGCAGTGCTGGCTGTGCCACGGCTGATTGCAGCCAGGTGTTCAACCATTTGTGCTTGCAGCTCAGGATCTTTTTGTTGCTGCATTTGTGTGACAATCTGCAACATGGCATCTTTGAATTCTTTGGCAGTCTGTGTCAATGCTGTGTTGACATCAACTTTGTTCATTTCCATGACTTCTTTGACTCGCTCGCCCAGTATGTTACCCGCGTCATCACCTATCATGCGACTGCCAATGTTGGCCATACCAACATCATAGTTCTGCAACATGCCTGACTTGATAATATCTTTCCAGGTGTTGGGATTGGTGATGATTTCATTCTGTGCATCATACGCCCCCAGTTTGGCTGCTATGTCTTTGAGTGCAGCCATGTCTGTGGTGAGTGGACCCATTTGCGGACCAGTAAACTCATTGCCTGTGCCAAACATGTTGGCACCAAATGTGGCATCTTTCAAACTGATGCTGACATTTTGTTTGCGAGCAGCTTCTTGATTTTTAAACGCCCTCTCCATGGAGTCCAGCACAGAGTCTATGTCGGTGGTTTTCTTGGCATTGTCGTTGCCCAAGTTGATACTCACAGGTATGCTGCCGCCTTTGAGTGGCACATGTGCTTCAGGTCCTTTTTCGCCCACAATGGCCAGTTCAGGCTGTGTGCTTATACCGCCATCACCAAATTTAGGTATTTCAACGTGAAAGTGCCCACCTGTGGCCTTGGCACTGGGAGAATTGTATTCGTCATATGCTTTTGATGCGCCTAGGCTCTTGAGCAAGTCTACAATGTGCTCTCCTTCTTCTTTGGAGGGTTTTTTTCCTAACACAAAGTCCGCGGCCAGCCCTTGAGTGTGCAAACTGCGCGGAGACTTTTCATTATGAAACTGATCATTGAATCCTGAAAAATAATTGAATCCAGGCACACTCTTTTGAATTTTTTTGGCTAGTTCAATCAAAGCAGGACTTACTTCTTGGCCCGGTGCTTGAACATCACCATGGCCTCTAATCTGCAATCCTTCACGTGCTAAATCTTGTGCTGTCATGCCACCACTGGGTGCGCCTGCAGGTGCTGAGGTTGTGCCAGCACTGGGCATGCCGGCTGCGGCTGCCGACTGCTTTGTTGTCCCGTACTTTTCATTCATTTTTGCACGAGTTCGGTCAGCTTCCATTTGTGCCATTGCCAATTCTCGATCAGCTGCATCTTGTTCTTTTGAGCTGCCAATGCGAAATCTTTTTGGATCAAACATGCCCACGCCTGCAAACGCTTTTTCATATGCTACTTTTGCAGCTTCTACCCGTTGTTGCGCTTCTTTTTCTTCTGAGGTTTTGTCTCTATCGTTGGCTCCTGTGAAATATTTTACAACACTAGAGTTTGTTATATCGTCTACCAACTTTAATATTGTATCAACCAGTTTGTTCAATGCACTCACTGTGTTGTCAGTTGCATTGGCCATTTTAATAGCTGCATAAGTGGCCGGCAACATACCCTTGGACACAAAGTCCTGGGCACTTTGCATGGCCTTGAGTTGTTCCAATCGCAGATCAGTTTGTGCCTGTTGCAGTTTGTCTGCTGCCTTGCCACCGTCTACGCCTTGTTTTGCGCTGTCTTCTTTGATTTTTTTAAGTTCAGCAGCAAGATCCTTGTTAGCAAACAGTCCCATTTCAACAGCTTGGGCAAAATCAATACCAATCTCGTTGAACACTCCAGCTTGTGCCAGCATGTTCATGTCTTTGGCAAATGCACCTAATGAACGACCTGTTATCTGCGTGGCTTCCACTGCAGACATTTCCCCTTTGATCACAGCTTGAGAAACTCGCATGAGTTCGCCGTTGCTGCTGATCAGGCCTTTTTGTGCTGCTTCGGTGGTGATCATGCCAGTGCTGAGATCTCTAAAGGCCTGTCCTGCTTCTTTGCTGCGACTGGAAATCAAAAGATTAGCTTCTATCAGTCGTTCAGCTGCTGCCTCTCCTTGTGTGGCTCTGACTTCTTCTACCTTGGCACGAAAACGTTGTTCGCTGAGTGCAGCTTCTCTTTCTTTTTCGCGATCTTGACGACTTTGCCCTGTGAGCTTGGTCAGTGCATCCTGTTCAATCAAGTATTTTTTAGCACCTTCAGCCAGCTGCTGATTGGTCATGTTTTGTGCCTGTCCCAATCGTGTCTGCAGTCGTAAAAAACCCATGGTGCCAGCGTTGAGTTCTTCCTGAGTCAAACCTGCATTGTACAACTGTTCACGAAACGGTTCCATGGCCTTGCCGATGTCAGCAAAGGCCTTGCGTCCTGCAAACACCGAACCACCAAACAGGGCCAGATCTCGACTGCTGTCGTTGATCATGCTCACATAGCCATCGAGATCCTGAACACCCAATCCCAGTTTTTGCAAGTCGCCGTAGATGCCCATGAGTCCATCGCTGGCTGCACCGCCACTCTTGCTGAGTTTCTGGAAACCAGTATTCAACGAATCGGCCATTTCTGCCGAGGCCTTGTACATCTTGGCTATGCCGCCCACTGCCAAGGTCATGCCTGCTACAAAAGCCTTGATAATAGGTCCGCCGGGAATCATCAGGGTCAATGCTGCACCTGCTGCCATAGCAGCGTCAGCCATGCTGTCTACACTGCTGTTGAATGCTGCTGCGCCTTTTTTACCTTCGTACATGGCACCAGCAGCTTCCATGCCTGCCTTGGCCAGCGAGGTCACAGCTTGGCCGCCCAGCGCCAATTTCTTGTTATAATCCGCCTGAGCTTGTTCCAGTCTTTTTAGTTCGTCTGTGGTTTCTTTGGTCACATAGCCGTGTTCTTTCAAGTCTTTGTAGACTTGATCTATAATTGCATCCATTTCGTTTTTGTCAGCCATGTTTAGATACCTATAAGTAGAAGTATATTTATAGGTGAACTCATGACCCAATCTGCCAATCCGCTGAAAGCATTTTTTAGACAACCTGCCATCTACTTGAAGCTGCCCAGTGACGGTGCTTACTGGCCCGAAGATGCCATTGAATTTCCGGCCAACCGCGAACTGCCAGTTTATCCCATGACTGCTGTGGACGAAATCACTTATCGCACACCAGACGCACTGTTCAGCGGACAAAGTGTGGTCAACGTGATCGAGAGCTGTGTGCCTGCTGTGAAAAACGCCTGGCAAACTCCTTTTATTGATGTCAACAGCATACTAATTGGCATACGCATTGCCAGCTATGGACACAACATGGAAGTTAGCACTCAGTGTACCAATTGTGAAAACGAAGATGATTTTGAACTGGATCTACGCCAGGTTCTGGACCAAATGCAGTTGCCCGACTATCAACAGCAGGTCAGCATTGGAGATCTTGAAATTGTGTTTCGTCCCATGACTTACCAAGAACAAAACGCCAGCAACATGCAGCAGTTTGAACAACAACGCATGATCCGCATGATTCCTGGAGCTGACATTCCTGAAGAAGAAAAAATTCAACGCATGGCCGAAGTCATGCGCAGCATCACTGCACTCACAGTCAAGGCCATTACCATGAGTATTGCCATGATACGCACACCTGGTGCCATAGTGACCGACAGCGAGCATATTGAAGAATTTTTAAACAACTGTGATCGCACTGCATTTGCTGTGATACGTGATCATGCCATTTCATTGAGACAAAACAGTGAACTCAAACCAGTGCAGTTGAAATGCACTGCCTGTGAAACCGAATACGAACAACAGCTGACCCTGGACATGGCAAATTTTTTCGCACCCGCCTCCTGAGTCTGGACAACGAGCAAATTTCCAAGTACATAGACAAATTGGATCAGGAGGCCGCACAAATCAAACAAGAAAGTTTCAAATTGGCCTGGTACATGCGAGGCGGCATCAGTTATCACGAAGTGCTGCATCTTAGCAATGCTGAACGCCAGGCCATTAGCGATTTGGCCAAAGAAAATATCGAAACCACAAAGAAAACCAATTTACCATGGTTCTAGACACCCAAACAGTCACCGCAGATATTCTGTCATGGAGCGAAACTTTTGTAGAAGTTCCGCATCCAGCACTAGGCGGTTGGCCGCCTTGCCCGTTTGCACGACAAGCACGTCTTAATCAAACCATACAAGTGCTAACCGGTGCTGATCCGTACTTTGATCTAAGGAACCGAGCACGTTGGGGCATGGGACAATATGAAGTTATTGTGTATGCATACGATCCTGAGGACTGGCCTTATGCTCGTTTTCACTCAGCAATTGAATCAGCCAACCAGGAATTTTTGTTAGCACGTGACATCTTGGCCTTGGAAGATCATCCTGAGGATGTGGAAGATGTCAACGGTGTGATAATGAATCAAGGCAAATATGCCCTGGTGCTGGTACAAAGCCTCAGCAAACTAAACACAGCCGCCCGGCAAATGGGTTCAAAAGGTTTCTACCATACCTGGCCAGAAGAATACCTAACAGGGTTGTTTAATCATAGACAGGACCCAAGATGAGCAGTTATCAGTTTGCCAGAATTGACCTCAGCAAAACCAACTACAGCATAGACATAGAATGGATGTACATGACCCGGCCAGACATTCCTGCACTCAACGCCATCTATCGTGATTACTGCGTGTACAAAAAGTTTTCAAGTGTGATGCCCATATTTGACAGCAGATACACTGACCCTATGACCGATGTTATTGGTTACTACGACCAGGCAAAATTAGTAGCGTTTTCACTTATCCGACGCTATGACGAACACAATGCCTTGTGCGATCAGTTTGCATGGACTTATCACAACCCCAAGCTACGCATGGGCATTGAAACAATGAAAGCCGAGTGTGCCATATACAAATCTCGAGGTTTCCGGTACCTGTATCTTGAACAAGCACACTCTTACAAATCTGAGATAGACGGATTCGAAATACTAGGACCACTGGAGTAAAAATGTATTCAGTATATCAACCCTGGGATCCACTTAAAGTTTGTATTGTAGGGCGCAGTTATCCACCCGAATTTTATTCTTGGATCACTGTGCCTCACGTGAGAAATCTATTTGAAAAAATTGCAATTGAGACCGAAGAAGACTATCAGAATATAATAAAAAAATTACAAAATTTTGGAGTTGAAGTATTACGTCCAGACTTACCTGTTGCAACATTTGTTAACAATATACATGTTCCTCCTCCTATGACTCCCCGGGACACTACTTTAATAATTGGCAACAAATTTCATACAATATACGGCAATGTTGATCACACAGTAAAACTTTTTTATAAAAATGTAAAAGATGATTCTTGGCCAGAATGTAACAATCTTGATGATTTTTACAATCTCCCAATTCATATTCAACACGAATGCAAAGATCAACACAACTTTGACCAACACATCACGTCACACAACCCGTATACCAATATTGTAAACCATGTTAAAAAACAAGGTAATCAGATTATAACTCCAGAAAATCAACATATCAACATCAACGGAGCTATGGTAACAAGAATAGGCAAAGATCTTTATTTTGGAACAGAATCCTACCACAACAAACTTGAGGATATTGAAAAATCAGTAAGCAACCAATTTCCTGATTATCGAACTCATGTCATCAACACCAATGGGCACAACGATGGTGTATATTGCCCGGTTTGTCCAGGATTGATAATTAGTCTACGAGATATTCCCACATATAAACACACTTTTCCAAACTGGGAAGTAGTCTATCTACCAAATCAAAGCTGGGCCAAAGTAAAACCTTTTCTAGAGCTTAAAGAAAAAAACAAAGGTCGTTGGTGGATACCAGGATTTGAACATGACCATGATGTAATCAATGTTGTCGAACAATGGATGAGTCACTGGACTGGATATGTTGAAGAAACTGTGTTTGATGTCAACATGTTGGTAGTTGATCCAAAAAATGTCATGGTATTCAATTACAATAAACAGGTGTTTGATGCATTGGATCGCTACGGCATCACTCCACACATTGTGCCTTTTAGACACAGATATTTCTGGGATGGCGGTATACACTGTGTAACCAGTGACTTACATCGACAAGGCACCATGCAAGATTATTTTCCACAGAGAGGTTGATATGGATTTATACACAATTTGGGCAGACAAAGAAGGAGACATCTCGGACATTGACTGGGTCAACGGAATGAAAAGTTTCTTTGATCATTTGGTCGACGAAGGCCGGATGGAAACTTACAGAATCACACGTTGCAAGATGGGGTTCCGTAGCATTGCAGACATGCCAGAATGGATGATCATCATGGAGTTCAAGGACATGGGTCAAATGGACTCAGCATTCCGACGTGTGGCACCTCAAAAGGGCGAACTCGAAATCAAGCACAAAAGTTTCAATCAGTTTGTTAGTGGCAACATTCAACATGCATTGTTTAGAGATTGGCCAGATCAAAATCTACATGACTAACTTGTTGTTTATTCCATATCATAACACCGGTGGGCATTTTATTGATTGGTCATTGTATTTTGTCACTGGACAACAACAGTATGCAAAAAAAACCGGTCAGCTGGTTTCTATAGTACAAGATTTTAATGTAGTTGCCAAGAACTGGCATCAGCATCAGCCGGTCATAATTTATGGTTTTGATGATCTAAAAACCACACTGAAAATGCTAGATGATAGCAATACTAACTTGTACGTATCATTGCTGCCACTACCAACAGCGGTAAAATTATTGTTTGGTGTGGATCTAACCAGTGCCACACCTGATCAAATGACTACCGCACACTCATACGTGCAACAAGACTTTGAAAAAATGCTGCAATGGACACAAAATCAAGGGTTAATACCTGTTATTTTTGATTACTGCAAATCAGACTTTATGAGTATGATTTACAACGATAGATACCCGGTGGATTGGACCAATCAACCACTTAACGATTCTTTTGGATTGCAAGAAATATATGAACGCACATTTTTTAGCAAAATCACTGCAAAATTTGACCAACAAATATGGGATCAAAGAGAAAAGGCCTCTTTGATAGGGTACCACCCGATGGATTTTAAAGTACATCAGTTAATCAATCACTCGTTGGCACATCTTTATTACACCACTGATGATATATGGAATAATATGCCAAACATACTGTATGAAATTTGCACAGTGTTGCAGCTATCAATAGATCCAGAGAAGTTTGGCGTTTGGGAAAAAATATATGCACAATGGCGTACTGTTCACGATCCGTATTTTGGAAGACATTTTGATCGCATTATTGACAGCATTGTCAACGGGAATTACATGAGACTAGATCGATTCAAGTTAAATTTTTTCCAAGAAGTACTGATTCAAAACGCATTAATTACTCGACATAATTTAAATTTGAAAACTTGGAATCTGACTAAGTTTCCTAATAACACACAAGAATTACATAGTTTGTTAGAATCCAACATACACGTTCTCTAATGATTGAATCAACACACCATAGTTTTATCAACAAAGACTGGTTGCAATCGTTGTCTGACGAATTGCTAAATGCTAACGGCTGGGTGTTTAGACAAAAATTTTGGCGGTATTATCTAGCACAAGGATTACAGCCTTATGTGGAAAGCAATGCAGCAACTTGGTATCACAACCAGACTGATGCATTATACTACACCATGACATCACAGTGGCGCAAGTTGTTTGACAAAGTATATGATCTGGCAGGTTCCAACTTTCAACTCATGAGATATGCCTTGACTGGACAAACTCAAAATCAACAACCAGTATTGCACACTGATGTTAGTGAAAATCTCAACGGCTGTTATAAAAGTTATTTGATATATCTCAACAACGTTGCCACACAAGGCTCTACAGATTTTGTAGTAGATAACAAATTAATACATCAAGAACCGCCCGAACCAGGCAAACTGATTGTGTTTGACAGTAAAATTTTACACTGCGGTAATCCACCAACACAACCAGATTTTTTGCGATTAAGTATTGTATTACACGGAATACACACATGAAAGAACTGCTACGCAGTTCTGTTGATTTCACTTCGTTCATCAACGTGTTGTCTTTTTCAGTATCATCTAGATTAACTGGTCATTATTCACCGTATGCACGGTGAATATGAGAGAACATCATCTGAGTAGTCCAGTCATCTATTCTAAAGAGATTGTTGTTTCCAACACGGAGGCGGTTGACCGGTACCCCCTACTCTAGCTTCACATATCAACGGAACCCTAGTGACCCGAAATAGATCCAAGTCCTATAAGCATGGGGTGTATCTTTTTCACAGAGCCCAAACCATTTGCTGCCTTAAGTTAACAGTTGCCTTTGACGCCCAAGTCCAGACCGGGTATTGCACCGTTCCTCAATGGGGTTGGATCATGCATCCAACACAGAGTCGTGATTAAATTAAAGTTTAATATGATTATGATAATGCAATAGAAACGAAGTAAAATCTTTATCAAATAAGTCAATTGTTACAATTCCGTTGAATTTCCAAACAGTAGTAAAATTCATCGTGCCTGACTGACCTGGATTGTATTCGCACATTTGCAATAGTGTTTGTTGATTAATTTCTATATTGCCTAACCATAAATTAGAAAGTTTAACAAATTTATTATTTTGATTATTGAGTATGATTGAAATTTTGTTTGGTAATTTTATTTTACAATTTATTTTTACAGGGAGATGGTGTAGTTGTTTTATATCGGCTAAAATTGTTTCATTCCTGTCTTGTACGATTATATCAACAGATTTGATATCTTGTTCAAATTCTAGATACAAACTCAGATCTGTATTCATACTACTAAAAAGTTACATTCTTCGGTGCATACTTTTGTAAGTTCGTCATAATATGTTTTTCTTTCTGCTGGAGATATGTTTAACTCTTGATTAACCCAATTGGTGCCAACTCCAACCTCTGAATCTATCTTTATAATATTATATTTGTTAGCATTGCGATATAATTGTGTACTAGGTAATAAACTCAACGGCGATATATTTAATTGTTTGATAGGGTTATTTGCAAAATGTTTTCGATCCCTAAACCATTGTTTAATAGTTTCGTAGTCTTCAAACGTTTCTGATGGATATCCAGAGATCATCAATAAGTTCACTGGTATATTATATTTTTGTGCCATTTGTAAATGATAATCAAGATCAGAGTTTTCAAAATGTTTTCCAAGAAGGTGGCGTACTCGGGGTATTACACTTTCAACACCAAAAAATAATTGGGCATTATTTTGTTGAAGATGAGCCCACATTTCTTCAGGATGGTTGGTATGAGGACGCACAATAAACGACCCCTCCCAACTTATTTGTTCGCTTCTAAATTTTGTTTGATTATAATCTGCAATCTTAGATATTAACTTTCTGAACTCTTTGAGATTACCATTGGTTATACTGCTTCTAAAATCAAAATGATGAATATTGTATTTGTTGATCTGAAAAATTATCTCATCAAAAATAGAATCGGCTGTTTTATATTGAAACTTTTTCCATAATTCAATTACATCGCAAAATTCACAATTCCTAACACACCCTCGACTGTCAATTAATGGTATAGACGGTTCGCCGTACCAGTATAGATTGTAATCAGAATAATCAGGATATGGCAATTCATTTAAATTGTCAACTGGTTGCCAACTTGTAGTATTAATTCCTGGGTAATCTGTATTGCCCTGAATATACTTTACAAAAGATATTTCTCCGTCACCGCTAATATAGTCGTTAATTAACTTTGCTTTTTTTATTTTTTCAGCGTAGTTGAAATTAACTATGCCCGGTCCACCTATTACAATTATAGTGTCCGGAACCATCTGTTTTAACAACGCACATAACCAAGTTGTAAATACTTGACAGTTATCGGCAAACAAACTAAGTCCAATAACTGTGGGGTTAAATTTAACAATTTGGGTCGCACAGTAATTCAACATTAAATTAATTTCGTCAATAATCTCATCATGTATGATTTGTTCGTAAAAAAAATCTCTTAGATAAGGTTGATTCGTACTATTTTGAAATTTTAAAAAAATATCTACATTAAGATCTAATGCTATACTAGAAATGCCATGTAATGCCAGTGCAGATTTAAGCACAGCCGGACCGGCTAATACTCGATTTGTTTCAATCAATGGCATTGATGCAATGACTATCATTTTAATTAAATTTTATCTTTGATGTGTGATCCATGCACACGTACTTGTATATGGCCGTTGTAATAATCTGCTGATTCCAATACTCGCCTTGCAAACTGTTCTCGGGCCTCAATGTAACTGCATTCACTCTTGCTTTTACAGTAGTAAAGTATTTCTCTGGAGAAGTTTTCAGTGCCTAAAGTGATTACGTCTGCGGTTAATTCTGGGCTTGACCCGTAGTACTCACGCCAGTCTGAGTCGACCTTGGTGCGTATCTTTTTCCGCTTTTTGATGCCGTTTTTTTGTTTTACTGTCTTGTACGTTGTTTTTGAAAATTTTGCTAATTTTTTGCCTATGTACTTGCGTCCAGATAGATTATTTGTGATCTGATAAACAAATCCCACACATTCTTCGGGCAGTGTCTCAACTGGGGTGTCTTGATATCGCCATGTCATGTGAGTTTTGGGGATTTGCCTTTTGTGTTATAGTTATGCCTTGTGTTCAAAGTTCACGTAAAAAGTTGCCTCTTCTATCACAGTGTTTGGGGACACTGCGGTAGCGTATCTTATAAAATTGCTGATATCTGTTAATGCTATACCGTTTCCAGTCCAGGTGGGTCTGCTACGGCTTAATTCTGTGTCCAAGCGATCGGGCGTGATCAGTGTGGTTCGGAACTGCACTAGATTTTGTTTAAATGACTGTGTGCCCTGCCTGCTGGCATGTGCTAGTGCAGCCTTGGCCACACGGTAGGTTTCAAATCTGGGTTCAGCAGCAACAATATGGTGCTCGCCCACTGATCCAATGTTGAAAATATGTCCGCTCTTGCCGGCGTCTTTCCACTTGTCGTATACTGCCATGTACAAGTTTGTTTGCGCAAAGTTAGCCCAGGCCTCCTGCGGAGGACCATCAAATGCATTGTTAACAAACACATCATAATTCAAACTTTGTTGAGCAATGAGTTTGACAGCTTGTTCGTCGGTGATGTCCAAGTTTGTGGCCCTGCTGACACTGTCTGCACCAAATACATCCACTAGGTGTTTGCCTAGTCCTCGGTTACCGCCTGTTACTAACATTTTCATCGTGATTGATCCCATACTTTTGTAAACTTTTCACCGCAGGTCATTGCACATTCAAACAGTCTGTTGCTGTTGTTGAATGATGCTGTAAGATCCTGCCAAAATTCATTGGCAAATATTTCTGGCAGTGTGTTGTGATTTATGTTCAAATTGTCTAGTCCATACCGTTCTAAAAATTCACGCACTTGATTTTTACCATTCACGGTACTCAACGGGTTTGCGCCAGGCAATGTGCCATCTCTAAATCTTGCGTCATACAAGTTGTGATTGAAAAAATTACAAGGCAACACAACACCTTCGGCATTGATGGCCACTTTTTTACCCATCAACGCATCACACTTTATTAACGTGGTATTAAAATATTCTCCAACATCTTGATATTGCTGTTTGAGGTCAGGCAATGATTGCATGCTACGATTTTGATATTTTTCATCTCGCGGTGGCTCTAACACATAGTCAGCACCTGCTACAGGCCAAGAGTTCATCTTGTTCATAGTGGTATGATTTAAAAATCTACCAGTCTTGCGGATCAACACATTGTGAAAGCCCAGAGCCTTGCCATACTGCTGAACTAGATCAACTTGATATTCGTTATGCCGGAACACAATAAAATTCCACTGTGCTCGCCCACCTGCGTTGATAAATGCTCTTGCATTATCAATGACCTTGTTGTATTTTACATTCTTTCTGTACAAATGTAAAGTGTCTGCCAGTCCGTCAATACCAAAGTCTATCTGTCCATATCTGTTCATGATTCTGGCTATCTCTGCCCAGTAGTCAGGATCATGTACTCCGCCATTGGTGTGTATGTACAACCATAGAGTGGGGTTCTTGCGTCTAAAGTCACGCAAGATGTCCAAGAAGTCTGGATGCATTATGGGGTCACCATAGCTGCCACAGAAAAATACTTGTCGCAGGCGTTGACATAATTCTGCATCAAATGCCTGATCAATTGTTGCTCGTGGCAAGTGTGTAAGTGGCATATAGGAATTGATACCTGTGCCCAAGTTGTTGCGTGGACATTGCGGACATGCGGCATTACAATATGTTGTAATCTCAATCTGATATTCATCTATGTTTGCAAAATCAAGCAATGTCTACATCCGTGTTGTAACTGGTAAAGCCGTTTTCTTTCACAACTTTGAGAATATTCTCCACACGGCCGGCCAGTTCATCTCTATGACTCACAAGCCAAATACTCTTGTGACGCTCACGAGTCATCTTCTTCAACAAGGCCAAACTGGCTTCAACACCTTGTGTGTCCAGCCCAGAGTCAATCATTTCGTCAATGAATAGTATGTTGATAGGGTGATACAAACTTTCCCACACATCACGGAACGCCCAACTCATACTTAATATCAAGCGATTGCGTTCACCACGACTCAGGTTGTCAAAGTCCAGTTCACGTCCCAGTTCTTCAATGCTCACACTTAGATCGTTTTGGAACTTCACAGTGTGCGGCAGCCCAATGCGATCCAGGTAGTGCGTGAGTCTTGCGTTCAGATAACTCAAGTTTTGGTCGATGATCTTTTTACGAACAAACGAGTCTTTACTTGTGAGCAGTTTGAGCAAGAACTCTTGATGATCTTGTACTTTGGTCAGCTCGTTGATTTTATCGTAGTCAACTGTCTGCAAGGCTTGTTGTTGCATGTCCTCAATCTGTTCGCTGTAGGGATCAGTTTCGGCATGCTTGCTGGTGATCTGTTGTAGTAAATTGTTGACTTGTGTGGAGTGTTTGATGGCCTGTGCTTCTGTGTCGTAGTGTGTGACAGGTGGTGCGCCCAGTTCTACAGGCACGTAACCTGCAAGTTGCTCAACATAAGGATTGATTTCTGCTTGCTTGTCTGCAATTTTTTGCTGTATATTTTCTATTTCACTGCTGTGTCGAATGGCTTCGGCTTCGGTTCGATAATGTGTTGTGGGCTGGGTGCCCAATTCGCCTAATTTTAACAATGCGTCTGTGTTTTCTATCCACTGGCCGTTGGTGGCCAAGTACTGCAATGCGGATTCTTGTAGCAGTTTACGCTTGGCTTCCAACACACTTTCATGAGCACCGTCGTGGAACTCTTGACCACAAGCATAACATTTGTGTGCTTCTAGTTCAGCAATTTCTGCCCGGAGTTTGTCAGAAGTTTTTAGTTCTCGGGCTTCGTCTGCTACACATCTTGCAATGAGTTTTTCAAGTTCAGCAATGTCCTTGGCCTGTTGATTGTATGCTGCCAAGTCTTGGTGTGCTTGTAGTTCTGCCACAATATCAATGTGACTGAGTTTGTTGTAACTGTCTTGTAACGCAGAGATTTCTTTAGTTTGTGTTTGCTGCCACGCAGTTTGATATGCCAGCAGTCGATCATGTGCATCTGCTTGCTTTTTGCGCTCGTTCCACAAGGCAAGTTCTTTGTGAGCCAACAACTCTACTTCAATGTTGACTCGTGTCAAGTCATCGTATTGCCCCACTAGATAAGCCAAATCGCTATCGTATTTCTTTTGCCACAGGCCTTGACGTCTACGCAGGCTTTCAATTTGTTCTTCAATACGTTTGTTGGCTTCTTGCACAGCACGTACTCTAAACTCTTCTGCTGTGATTGAATCCTTGGTCACCTTGTTGAGTTCTTTGATGCGTTCAGCACGTTCGCTCAGCATGGTAATGCCTAGCAACTGTTCAATTATGGTGCGTTGCTCATTGGCTTTCAAACTTAGAAAAGGTTCTGTGTAAGTGTTCAAGGCCAAGATATGTTTGAACATGTCATGGCTCATGCCAAACACTGATTCAATAGCATCTTGTGTTTCACGGCTGTCACCTTGTGCATCGTCTGTGGCAGTTTGTTGTTCGCTGTCCACATAGAATCGCAACACGTTAGGCTTGCGCCCACGTTCAATTTTGTATGTTTTACCATTGACGGAGAAATCCAGGCTGACCAACATGCCTTTGGCATTGGTCTTGTTTACCAGATTGTCCTTGCGAATGTTGCTGAGTGCTTGTCCATACATGGCATAACTCAAGGCATTAATAATGGTGGTCTTGCCTGTGCCATTGCGGCTGCCGTCTCCGCCCAGGTCCAAGTTTTCGCCCAATACCAGGGTAAGATCTTGACGGTCAAAGTCAATGCCTTGTGTGGCGTTGCCCACACTCATAAAGTTCTTGACAGTGAGATTTTTAATTCGTATCATGTTCTAAAATGTATTTTGCAATGTGTTTGTGACCTTGGGACAAATAGTGCCCAGTGGCACCAGTAGCAAATGAATCTTTGGTAAGCCACCAGGTATTCCAGCCAATATAATGATCAAAATTTATTTGAGTCACTAACTGTTGAATTTCTTTGTGTTCTTGATACAATTGATCATCATTCATAAGATCAAAGCACAACAGTGATTGTACACTAGAAACAAAGTCGGGCCAAGAAGTGGTCCACCGATCAATCTGATTGTTGCTGGCATTGACCATTATGTATGGTTTCTTTATAGACTCCAAATATCGTTGCACCATGATCATGTTTTGTAACCACAATTTAAAACTGTACAAGTCGTTGTGCCACACAGCATAATGCATTTTTCCATAGTTGACAAAATTTGAATCATTGCCATAAAGACTGTTGATCAAATTGGAATTGAAATTCACAACATAATTGTTGTCAGCTCGATATCGTGTAAATCTTTCGATATAAGTCCAAGCAATATAAATTTTATCAAACTCATGAGCATTTTTTATTGTTCTGTAGACAATGTGATCATTTGCGTTTCCGCTCACAGCATCGTTCAAAAAGTCACAACCAATCTTGTTGGACAACACGGCAGGCCATGCTTGAGATTCGGGCTGGGTTAAATCATCGCCATATGTGTGACTGCATCCGTTGAAATACAATCTCATAAGTTTTGGTATATTTGCAACAGCAGTTTGTTGTCGTAGAATTCTGATTCAATGTTGGTGAGTTGGTCAGTAACAATTTGATCCACTGACTCAAATTTTACATCACCTGGCGCAAGGTCCACATCCACACCCGAAGTCTTGTTAGGTATTAGTGCCATTTCACGCAGGTTATAATCTCGAATAAATGTTTCTTTGATAAAGTTGGCTTCTTCGTATGAGATCTCAATGTCCAAGTTCACACGTACATGCATTTTGGGCGCCAGTAATGTGGCTGCATTGTCAATTAAATTGGCCAAGCCATGTACTCGGTATCTGGGTTGATCAGGCCAGGCATGATACTCGGGCTCCTTGCCCCATTCCAAGATCATCATGCCACGTGCATCATCTCCAGCGTCGGCATAGTTGTGCGGAAAGCAGTTGCCAATATATGTAATGTTGTTGGCAGTTTGACGTTTGTGAAAATGTCCAGTGAACACATGGTCAAATCCGCCAAAGTCTCCACGCTGTATGGTGCCATGATCCGGCATCTGCACCATGGCATTCATGTAGTAGCCAGGCAGTTCAAAGTGCCCAAACATGTACCGACCTTTTAGTTTGGGTATGCGTTTGTGGTCATCGCCGCACAGCCAAGGAGCAATAACAACGTCACCGCTACTGAACCAATCATTGCAAATTTGAACTTTCGGCAAATGTTTGGCCCACTCCACACTTTGAATATCGCGCTTGTCTCGATAATAAAGATCGTGATTGCCAGGAATAAAATATACCCGATCAAAGTTGTCATTCATGTGCTCCAGGGCCCGGAGACTGTAACTCAGGGTAACAATATTTAAGCTGGCCCGGTTGTTGTGCCAGTCGCCTAGGAACATGCAAGTTTCGCAACCCTGTTCTCGTGCCGTAGCAGTGGCCCATTTCACAAAATCCAAACAGTCGTCATTGTGTGTTTGACTGTTGCTTTTGAGCCCAAAATGTATGTCTGTAAAGACCGCGGCTTTACGAAATAGATTGCTCATTAAGACCTTTGAAAAATTCAACAAGATTATCTGACAATTTTCTATTAGATTCACGACCTGGGTGTGCTAAATCGTCGGCAAGATCAGTTTGCATATCAGAAAACGATGAAGTTGTTAGATTCAACCAATGTGTTTGATCCAGGGCACCTACTAATTGCTTCAAAACATTAAGTTTTGTTAAGATGTAGTCGTCTGGTCGATTATCAAAATCTAACATTGATTTCAATGCATCTATACTATAGAATCCATTGCAGTATGATGCACTATTAAGAGCTGTGATGTTGTTGTCAAATCCCTTGATAAACAAGTACGGAATGTTTTTATATTGTAGCATGCTTTCTAGCGCCAGGCACTTTAGTAACCAATGCTTTGTATTAACATAACTGTTGTCAAAAAATGAGTAATGCAATTTGGCATAAGTTTTTGTATACTCTGAGTTGTTTTGAAACCCTTTCGGAACACCTCCGTTTATTATAGTGAAATCATCAACATTTTTTTCGGATTCATACACCCAACAGCGACCTATACTGCTCCACATCACGACAACTAAATCAAATTGATCAACAATTATTGCCTCACTGGTTCTACAAAAAATCTCGTCGTTAGACATTCCACCAATGGCGTAATTTATAAGTCGATACCCAGTTTGTTGACAAAACAGATGTGGCCAATGGTGCTTTGGCTGATTCTCGGGAGTAAATCCAGAATTAGCTGTAAACGAACACCCAACAAATAGTGCTTTTTTGCTACTCATCTACCTATTATACTACTCATCTAGGCTAGATACAACCGGTCCGGACATGGCCGCCATGCTGGCTTTGCCAGAATTCTGTCGTGTCCATGAAGGATTCAAGCCGTTCATTTCAAGAATGTCATCACGAATGTTTTGATTTTTCTTTTCAATGTTTAGGATGCGAGTAAAGCTATTAGTGATAGCGGCAGTATAATACGCAAAAGGGTTCTGCGATTTTGACTCATCGAATTGCAATCCAATTTGACTGAGTTGTAACAGGGCTTGTCCGCGCATTTCTTCATTGTAAGTGTATCCTCTCCAGTTGGATCTTGTGGCATAGCGTTCGCACAGTTTCATAAACATAGTGGCCAGTTTGCGAGTCATGTTGCCATGATCCTTTGAAAACTCGCCTGAGTCCAAATCGCCCTTCCAGTGACTTTTGCCCACCAGCACAGGGTTTTTGTCCTCGTCTAGTCGGTAATGCCAGAACGGGGGAAAGTTCACTCGCATGTGAGTAGGATCCAGCACAACATCCTCAATCAAGTCTGCTAGTGGGTCTTCCACTACATCATCCAGGTCTAGTATGTCTTCAATTTTTTTCTTTTTGGCAGCAGTTTTGGGCACTTTCTTGGGCGCCATGGGTATGTGTTCCCAAGTCATGATGCGGAAAACCACTTCCGTATTGGGTATTTTTTTGGGATCAATCACTTCACCAGTTTCACGTTTGTGACGGTCAGCACGATTGCGGCGTGCTTCTGCCACAGTCTTTTGATTGATTTTGCTCACTGACGGCAGGATCATGTCAAACTGATGATCGGTTGCTCGATCTCGGAAACTACAGTAGGTGTTTTTGCTGAGATGTATTTCTTTCAAGATGTCACGATTGTTAAGGTAGTTGACCTTGGCTGCGGGTTTTGCAATTAACGTCATTGGTGGGGGTTCTCCAGATATGTACTTATTGTAGCACATATACAACATTTGTCAACCGGTTCTTTAACTGCGTGGTTAAAAAATTGGGTAAATAAGGCATAGGAACAAGAAATGGTCACACGAGTCCCAGCCCCACTAAACCCTAATATAGATCCTGAACTGCCGCAACCTGCTGAGCCGCAGCGCACAACAACGCCAGCCGCTGGTGAGGTGTTTGTGGGTCAAACCAACACCAATGTACTGAACGCCATTGGCGCAAGTCAGCCAGCCCCAGTTGATCCCAATGTGAATCCTGGCAATGGCAGTTCTTACAATCCTTCCAACACTGCCACACCAAGTGCAAATTCTTTTGCAGCAGGGGCAGGGCAGTTTGCAGGGGGAGAAGCAGCGTATCTAGCACAACTAGCACGAGAACAAGCAGCTATTCAAGCACAGTTTCAAACGCCTGCTGATGGAGATTGGCGTGTGCGACTTGCACTGGCAAAAAACGCCACGTATTTGTACAACGACTCAACCAACGCTGTGCTAAAACCATTGGCAGGCACCAGTGGCGTGGTATTCCCATACATGCCCAAGATTGAAACATCCTACACTGCCAATTATTCAGACACAGCTCTCACACACAGCAACTACAAAGGTTATTTTTACAACAGCAGCTTTGTGGGCGACATCAACATCACAGGCACATTCACTGCACAAGACACCCGTGAAGCCAACTATCTCTTGGCAGTGATACATTTCTTTAGATCAGTGACCAAGATGTTCTACGGGCAAGATCCTCAGCGAGGCTCGCCGCCGCCCTTGGTGTATCTGTCAGGCCTGGGCAACTATCAGTTCAACAATCATCCTTGTGTGGTCAAAACTTTTCAGTACAGCCTGCCCAATGATGTGGATTACATTCGTACCAAGCCCAACAACTACAACCTCAATTTCAACCAAAACTTGAACAAAACACAGGCCAGCCCGTCGCCGGGCATTGGCAGTGTGTTGTCAAGAATACTCAACAGTGGCTTGAGAAAAGGTGCCTTGCCTGGCACTGGCAGTCAAGAGCTGGTGGTACAACAAAGCGTGACCAACCTGGCTGACAGCACTTATGTGCCTACCAAGATAGAGATTCAAATCACACTGCTGCCCATTCAAACACGCAGTCAACAGAGTCAGCAGTTTAGTGTGAAAGATTACAGTTCAGGCAAACTCTTAGCTGGAGGATTCTGGTAATGGCCAACTATGATGCTACCAGTCCGTATTTTGACACTGGCTACAGTCAGTACTATCTTGATGTCATGGTCAACAGACCGTTTCCACACGAGTCAGATGACCTGTCGTTTACCATAAACCTCACCTATCAATATCGACCAGATATGCTGGCCTATGACCTCTACGACGATGCCAGACTGTGGTGGGTGTTTTATCAACGAAACCCCAACACACTGACCAAACCGCCCTTGGACTTTGCAGCCAACACTGTGATACTGTTGCCCAAGATTACCACACTCAAATCTGCGCTGGGATTTTAATATATGGCCACCTACGGACCCTTTCCGCCACCAGTGCTGCCAGACAATGCTGAACAGCAACGCAGACAAATCACTGATTATCAAAGCAGTGTGGGTGTCAATGCTGGGACTGGGCAAGGGTTCGTCAATCAAACCAACACTGATATTCGCAGTTCGCCTGCGTTCAATCTCAACAAGGAAGACAAAACACGAACGCAGAACTTTGGGGCAGATGCAACCGGCCCCAACGGACCTAACAACACTGCCCCAGGCAGTCAGATATCCGGCACACTCAATACCAGCACTGACATCGTGCCACAGCCCAATGTGCTGGATAGATTTGCCAGCTACACCTACAGCGCCAGTGTGTATCTAATGAGTACCAAACAGTACACCCAGTTGTTGCGCAGCAAGAAAAAAACCATCAACGGCTATAACCTGCTGTTTCAAAGCGGCGGAGCACCGCCCAACAACGGCGGCTTCCAAGGGGCACTGGGCACTGGGCAACAAAACAGCACCGGTGGCGATGGTACCAACAGCACCACACCTCCTGGCGGCATCCTGGGCACCAACGATGTGGATGCTGGACGCAATCCAGCTTTTCCCTTGGATTTTTACATTGACTCTATCACCATAGACAATGCCCTGCCCGGCCGACAAACACAGAGTCCGCACATGGTCACCAGTTTGAAATTCACAGTGGTTGAACCGGGTAATATTTCATTGTTGGATCGACTGTACGAAGCTGTGCAAGACATGGCACAGACCATTGGCGATACCACTCAAACCATCAACTACACTGCGGCTGCTTATCTCATGGTCATACGCTGGTACGGCTATGACATCAACGGCAACTTGGTGGCAGTGGGCGCAGCCGACCCCAACACAGGACTGACTGATCCCAATGCAGTGGTGGAAAAATTTATTCCATTCTTGATACGAAAAATCAACTGGCAGGTCAGCAGCAAACTGGTCACTTATGAATTTGACTGTGCGCCCATCAATCAAAAGGTAGCCGGCGGCACACGTCGTGGTACCATACCATACGATGTGCAACTGACTGACAGCAATGTGGGCAAATTGCTGGGAGGTGATCTTGTGTATGCATCACAATCGCCACCAACCGCATCAGCTGCCAACCCTGGAGAGCGCACAGCCAACAACAAAACTCCAAAATCCAGGGCTGGACAAAATGCTCGAGATCTTGCAGTCAACAACACCAGCAGTGGTTATTATAATCCGCCCAAGGCTAACTCAGCTGCATCAGCCAAGCAAACTGTCAAAGACGGCCTGATGGGGGCCATGAATGCCTATCAGCAACAACTGGTCAAGGACGGCATATACACAGCAGCAGACACTTATGAAATTGTGTTTGTGGCTGATGCCAAAGGCAATCAGCCAATTCGTGATGCCAGAATAACCTTGCCAGCCGACCGAATCGTGGAACAAAATCAGACTCCTGTGAGTCCTGGTCCCACTCAAGCAGGTGGATCAGCCTTGAATCAAGCCACCCTTTCAGCAGACTTTAGCAATCGCAACTACAGCATCACAGCCGGCATGCAGCTGATTCAAGCCATTGATCTGGCCATTCGCAACAGCACCTACATCACTGATCAGGCCCTGACAGTGTACAGCAACGGAGTGGAAGTGCCCAATGAGAAAACAACAGTGAATGCACAGTCTCCAATGAAGTGGTTTCAGATCAGCATGGAAGCACAGCAAGGTGACTATGATACGGCCAGAAATGATCATGTGTATCACATCAAGTACATCATCAGTCCTTATGAACTGTTCAATTTTGACAGCAAGTATTTTCCACTGACCAAATTTCGCGGCTTGCACAAAAGTTATCCCTACTGGTTCACTGGTCAAAACACAGCAGTGATAGAGTACACAGCCAACTTCAACAGCTTGTACAACATCACCGTGACCGGCAATCATGCTGATCAAAGTGAAGCCGCCAAACTACGCAAACTCTACACATCCAGCATGCGTGACATTCCCATGTACACTTACATGCCGGCCAGCAATGCCAGTCGTCATGGTGCTGATGGCAACAGCAACGAAATCCCTGCCAACGCCAGTGAATATCTCTACAGTCCCGGTGACCTAGGCCAGGCCAAACTGCGCATCATCGGTGATCCGGCCTGGATTCAACAAGGCAGCCTGGCTGGCGGAGTCAACACACAAGAATTTGGATACTCAGCTTTTTTGCCTGACGGCACTATAAATTTTGACGCCAGCCAGGTGATGTTTGAAATTGCCTGGCAACGGCCTGAAGACTACAATCTCAGCACTGGCCTGGCTGACCCCTATGCCAGACCTAACAATGAGGCACGACAGCCACAACAAAGCAATGTGTATCATTGTGTGAGAGTTGTCAGTGAATTCAAAGCCGGCAAGTTTGAACAAACACTGGAAGGCGCACTGTTTATGTTTCCTATCCCGTCAGGCAAAAACACAGCAGCCACCGCTGGCAATCCTAATGGTGCACAAAACGGTGACCAAGGCCCTCCTGCGCCAGTATTGGATACCAAAGGTAGACAAAAGGCTGTGACAGATCCCAGAACTTTTGCCAATCAAAATCAACGAGCTGCGGCCATAAACAACAACAATGGTGCTGGTTCGGCCAGTGCTCGTCAAACAGATGCCTTGCGCAACAGATCGAGAAGTGCCGCAGCGGCGGCCGGAAAATCTGGCACCCCTGTGGCTCCTGCTGCAACCACAAGTCAAAGCTCACTACAAAGTGCACCAACTGCCACAGCCACCGCTGCATCACTGACGCCTTTGCCACCAGCCCGGCCAGTGGTCAGCAATGGTCAAACATTTCTGGGCTCGCTGAACACAGCCGTGGCATCACGATTGCCGCCCAATGTGGCAGCACGCACTCAGAGTGCAGCACCCAGTGTGCCTCAACAAGGACAGCGTGATTTTTAAGGAAACAAATGTCAGAAGAAATACAACGCAGCACAGGTAGACCCGGCAATTTCAAACAAGATCGCGGCGGGGTGGCCGCAGAATTTGGGCCATTTGTTGGCATAGTGAAAAACAACGTGGATCCCACTCGTGCTGGCCGCCTGCAGGTGTACATTGAAACGTTTGCTGGTGGTGACGAAAATGACCCCACCAAATGGACCACAGTGCGATACCTGCCAGGATTTTATGGCTACACTCCTGCAGGTATTACAGCCGCTGACAACGACGGACAATATCCAGGCAATCAAAACAGCTATGGCATGTGGTTTACACCACCAGACATTGGCATCACAGTGTTGTGTGTGTTTGCCAACGGTGATCGTCAACTGGGCTATTACCTTGGTGTGGTGCCTGACAATGGCATAGGACACATGGTTCCAGCCATTGGCGCGGCCTTCAACTATGTGCCACAAAACAAAAATCAAGAAACTTATTTTACTGATGCCGCCTTGTTGCCAGTGACAGAAATCAACACCAACAACACTGCGTTGATCAATTCGTCACGTTTTTTCCAACAGAAAAAACCTGTGCAAAGTGTGGTGGCGCAGGCCATGTTTCAGCAAGGACTCATTGCTGACGGTGAACGTGGGCCCATACGCTCAAGCAGTCAACGTGAAACACCCAGTGCTGTGTTTGGTATTTCAACTCCTGGCATACCTGTGTATCAAGGCGGCATGAAACCCAACGACATTCGTAAAAAAATTCAGAACAATGAAATCAAGCCCGAAGATGCACAGGTAATCAGTCGCGCAGGCGGACATACCTTGGTCATGGATGACGGTGACCTTGAAGGCGACAATGCTTTGTTTCGATTGCGCACACCCAAAGGTCATCAAATCATGATGAATGACTCTGGCAACTTCTTTTACATAATTCATGCCAATGGTCAGACTTGGCTGGAATTTGGGCAAGAAGGCACTGTGGATGTATTTTCCACCAACTCAATCAACCTGCGATCGCAAGGTGACATAAATTTACACGCAGACCGTGACATCAACATGTATGCAGGGCGCAATATGAAAATGAAAGCTCTGTCAGATGTCAAAATTGAAGCTGATGCTGATTTGTCTGTTGCTGTGAAGAAAAATATCACAGTTTACAGCAAGGCCAAGATTGGCATCAAAGCTGACGGTGCCATGGCCTTGCAAAGTGCCGGAGGATCCTGGGCTGGCGGCGAATCCCTGCAGTTCACAGCCGGCGGCATAGACTTGAATGGTCCAGCAGCTCCTGCTGTGACTGCACCCAAACCCATACAAAAAACCATCTTGGACGATGTGTCATTTGACAGCAGCCGTGGCTGGATTGTGAACAAGGACAAATTGCAAAGCATTGTGACTCGAGCACCCACACACGAACCATACCCTTATCACAACAAAGGTGTGGCTGTGGAAACCAAATTTGAACCAGGAAAACCCAAACCTCCGCCAGGCGCAGCACCTGTTCCAGCAGGAGTGGAGGTTTCAGTGAAATGAGTATTTTCAAGTTTACCAATCCGGTGACTGGACAACAGGTCGAAATAAAAGGTGCACCTACCCTGACCTCAGCACAGGCCAAGGCCATTTTTGATCAACAGCTCAAGGCCGGCAGTCTAGTAGGATTGACCACTGGCGATGTGATTAGTGCTGCCACGCAAGCAGCAGACGGCTTGCCAGGTGCGTCGGCTCAGGCTGCACAGGCCATCAGCGGTAGAGGCGGCAGCACACTAGGAGCACTGCAAAGCACTCCTGCAGTTGGTGACTTGACACCACAGACATCAACAGCGTTTGCCCGTTTGCAAACCACTGGGTTGAGATCAGGGGCTTTGCCAGTGACCAACGGCATTAATATTGCTGACTTTGCTCGTCAAGAGCCGGCCTTGGTGCCCATACAACGATTGAGTGTGCCCGATGTGACAGCTGCCATGAGCAGTGCCAGCAAACTGGTTGGCCAAGACGCCACTGCTCTCTCTGATAATTTGGGGTTGGGAAAATTTGGATTGAATGCACAACAACTGGAATCAGCTGGCATTATCAAACCAGGCACTGCTGCCACCTTGTTGAATCAAGGGCAAAACACATTGACTGATGTGTTAAAAAGTCCTGCAGTATGGACCGGCAAAGATGGCATCAACAATCTTGACAGTTTGTTGAGTTCGGTGCCCAAGCAAGACGAAATTCAACAACAATTGATGAGTCAAGGATTGAATTCTGTCAAGCAGCTGGGCATACCCACAGACAAACTCAGTGTGGCCTCGCTCACTGGACTGGCCAACACTGCTGCCAAAAGTGTGCCTGACACCTTGGCCTGGGCTCAGGGACTGCCGCTGCCGGCCAACGTTCAAGCCAGTCTTGACACCGCAGCAAGAGACGGTGCATTTGCTGCAGAGTTTGCAACTTTCAAAGTGGATGATGACATGAAAGCTGAAATCACGCCGCTGCCAGCTGAAAACACTGCGGATCGACAGACTGTGGATGCTGCCAGCAAACGCATTGTGGGCAACGACAAGGTGCCTGAATTTTCCTACGGTGCCGCACAACCTCTCAACGTAAAAGACACAGTGCTGGTGCTTGAAAGCAAGATTGCATTGACCAGTGCGCAACAAACTGTGATTGAACAGCAGTTCTTAGAAATTCGCAAAACAGTGACAGCGTCCACAGCCAGCGAAGGTATTAGCATACTTGATAAAGAGCTGGGCAAAATACTTCTAGTTGACAGTCAATACTTGGAGTATCAACGCCAGGCCACCCAGTTGAACAAGATTCAACCAGGCTCAGGTGATGCAATCTTGGCCAAGATTGCAAGTGAATTGGCTGAAGTAGCAGGCATTAGAAAACGCATTGAATCAACCCTGGCCAAATTACGTGAACTAGCTGGCCAAACTGCTGCCAGTTAACACCCATAAATATTGTCATGACCACATTCATCGGCTTCAACACTATCAATCAAAACAAAAAATTCACACTGACAGATTTTGCATTGATTCAGCGTGATCTCTTGAATGCTTTCAACATTCGCCAAGGTGAACTGCCAGGCCGCCCGGGCTATGGCACAGTGCTGTATGAATATGTGTTTGAAAATCAAGTTGAACAACTGCAACAGCAGATACGCGACGAAGTGCAACGTGTGGCCGGTGGCGATCCCAGATTGATTATCAATGACATTCAGGTGTTTCCCCAAGAAAATGGCATTTTGATTCAGTTGGAAATCACCATTGTAAACACCACCAATGCCGAAATACTCAGCATATTTTTTGACGAGCAGACTCGCAACGCCAGCTATGTATAACTGAGCCGTT